CGGTGAGAGTATGTTACCAATTGCAGCTGGAATTACAGCAATTGGTGCAGCAGGAGGTCGTGCATTTATTGATTTTGATAGCATTATAACTGGAGCAGCGGCAAAAGCTGGAGCAACAGCAGAAGAAATGGAAATGATGCGCCAGAAGGCAAGTCAGTTTGGCGCAAATTTTCCAATAAGTGCCACGCAAGCAGCAGAAGGTATGGATAGATTAGCAGCGGCAGGTTATGACGCTAATCAAGTTGTTGGTGTTATGCCATCTGTTATTACAGCAGCAGTAGCTAGTGGTGAGGATTTAGCTACGACTTCCGATGTTGTAAGTAATGCTCTTAATATTTGGAATCTAAAACAAGGTGATATTGCTAGTAATGCTATGCGAGTAGCAGATGTAGTACAGATGGCTGCAAATAAATCTAGTCTTAGTATGACAGACTTTGGTGTGGCTATGCAGTATGCTGGTGCTCCTGCTGCAACACTCAATATTTCGATTGAACAATTATCTACAGCAATGGCTATAATGAAAAATAATGGTATTGAAGCAAGTACTATTGGAACATCACTTCGTTCTATTTTTACAAGGTTATCTAGTCCACCTAAATCAGCAGCAGAAGCTATTGAGCGATTAGGATTACAAGTAAAAGATACTCAAGGAAATTTTTTAGGAATACAGCCAATAATTGAGCAATTGCGAACAAAAATGATTGGTATGTCTGATACTGAACAAGTAGCTATTGCTCAAGCTTTAGCAGGTCAGGAAGCTTATAGTGGTTTATTAGCATTAATAAAAACAGCACCCCAAGATTATCAAGCAATGGATAATGCAACTGGTTCTTCACAGGCTCAATTTGAAGTAATGAAAGGTACACTTAAAAATAGTATTGATGGTATGCTAGGGAGTCTTGAAAGTCTTGCTATTAATTTTGGTAGTGTACTGACACCGCAAATTAAGGCAATGACGGACGCTATCGGTGGTTTTGCCGATATGATAAATACCATATCCCCGGAAACAAAGTTATTAATAGGCGATATCTTAATGGGTACGGTGGCATTTACGGGCTTTATGCTGGCAACAGGTAAAGTTATAAGTATTGGTGGCGGTATTGTAAAACTTTATGGAGATATCGGGTTGGCAGCTAAAGGCGGAAGTATTCGAAACAAGGCTTTACAATTTGCTGTTTTAAATACGGTTAATGCTTATAAAAATTTAAATAAGGAAATTACTCTATTAAAAACAGCTCAAGATGGCAGTAAACAATCTCTATTCACAGGTATTTCTGCACAGATTAAACAAACAATAGATAGTTTAAAAAATAATAAACCGCAATTATATATAAACTTTAAAAAGGAATTTGACAGAATACGTGCTTTAAAATGGGTCGATATTACCACAGCAATAGTAAATGTAATGCCTAAAAATCCTATTTCTTCTATAAAAACTACGGCAATAACGCGATTACAGAAATTTAGAACCTCAGCGATTTTGGCAACAGAATCTTTATCAAGAATGTATAGAACTTTTTACATGAGTAAGGCAATGGAAAGTTTTGCAAATGGTATAGGAAAGGCAACAAAAAGCGTTTTTGGATTAATTAAAGCAAGTTTTGCTTTTGCATTAAGTCCTTTAGGAATTGCTTTAATTGCTATAGCAGGAGCAGCGTACCTTATTTATAAAAATTGGGATATGGTTGGTCCGTATTTTATAAGTTTATGGAAACGTATTGAAACGGCTTTAATCAGCGTATGGAATAAAATAAAACCGGCATGGGACAGCTTGATGAACGTTATACCGAAATTAAAAATTGCTATTAACCCGGCACTTGTAGCTTTAGATAATATTTTTACTATGGCAATAAACGGACAGGGAGCCTTTGAACCGTTAATTGCAGTGTTGCAGATTGTAGCAAGTATTTTCGGCGGCGCATTGGTAGGAGCTTTTATTGTTGCGGCTAATGTATTAGTCGGTACAGTGGTAGCAGCTATTAATGTAGCGGCGGCGATTATAACCGGTTTTCTCGGCGTCTTAGAAGGAATTATCACGTTTCTTACCGGCGTTTTTACAGGGAACTGGGAAATGGCATGGCAAGGCATTGTTAAAATCTTCGATAGCGTATTTTCTGCAATTAAAGGTATTGCAGATGGAATATTAGGCGGCGTAAAAGAAACAATAAACGGCATTATAAAGAGCATAAACTCCATTCAGTTCACCGTGCCGGATATTGTTCCGGGTATCGGCGGTAAGACTTTCGGGGGATTAAATATCCCGTTATTTGCAAACGGAGTTGAAAATTTCTCCGGTGGTCCTGCAATTATTCATGACAAAGGTGCAGAAATTGTCGATTTACCGAGCGGTACACGTGTTATTCCGCACGATAAAAGCCTAGTTACTGCTTATATGCAAGGACAAAACAGTATTATAAAAAATATAGCAGGAATGATGAACAATGTTTCTGATACGGTTAATTTATCGGAGCCGATAATAAATATTAAACAAAATAAAATGCCCCAAAACCCTTTTAATAGGGACAGTTTACCTGCTACGAACACAATAGATAATACAGTAATAAACAATTATGATGTAATTTATGAGGCAAAAAAAGAACAACCGATTACAAAATCGGTTAATACGTATGGAAATACAAAACAAAATACAGATATAAATATAAATGTAAATATAAATGGCGTAACAATTACAGATAAAAACGCCGATATTGAAGATTTAGCCTATAGAGTAGCACAACAGCTATATTATCAGGTTCAAAAACGCAGTATCAATATGAATGAGGGGGCGGTGTAATGGCTTCAATTTTATCTTTCTTAAATCAGGCGGTGGACAGTCTTATCAAGTCGGGAAGCGGACTGAATACGGGTTGTAAATTGGTTTTAAGCTGTGCCGGGGAAAGTGTAACTTTTCCCGTATCGCCGCCTAGTTTCGAGGTTGGTAATACCTACAATAACAGCACGGTAAATGTAAATTCTTTAGGTGATGTGAATATGCTGGGGAAACGCGGCTTAACTACAGTTAAATTCTCCAGTTTTTTCCCGGCACAAGCATATAGCGGCATTGTGAGCGGGGCACCGGACAGTCCATACAGCTATGTAGAAAAGATAAAATCCTTTGCGCAGAAAGGTCAGCCGTGTAAATTGGCAATATCCGGCACGAATATAAATTTGAATGTAAGTATCGACAGTTTCGACTACAGCGAAAAAGATGGCAGTAGCGACGTGTATTTCTCTATATCTTTACGTGAGTACCGTTATATACTGCCGAATTCCAATAAGCTAAACGATACGACGGGACTTGCCAGCCGAACGGCGGAAGAACAGAAAGAAAAGATTATTAACTGGTATCCGGGCATGGATTTAATGGACGTGGCGGCGCAGAGTGTGGGGCAGTTTTTCCCGATTGAGGAGCAGGACGCAAAGCAGTTATCCATATTTAAAACACTGGCGAAAACAAAAAATCTGAATGTCGGCACTGTACTCCACGCGACAAAACAGTCTGTAAAAATTGCCGATGATACGATTATAAATTTCTAGGGTGATAGTATGCTTATATGTAAATATACGGACCCGCCGCTTACACAGAAAGAACAGCAGGAATTACAGGAAAAGAAAAACAATAACGAGCCGCATACTGAGCCATTGAGCGATTTTGATATAACAAACTTTGTAACAAAATGGACATGGAGCGGCGACAGTGAGCAGGCGGCGCGGAAACTTGAGTTTGAAATTGTTTATAATACCGTGAATAAAGACAGCGCATTTACCGCCTTAAATTTAAAAGTGGGCGGTTTTGTCTATCTGTCTTATGCCGAAACGGACGAATCAGAACCGATTGAAATTTTTGAAGGCAGGATATTTTACCGAAAAAGAAATTCCAATACCTTTACATTTTCTTTCACCGCCTATGATGATATGGTTTATCTGGCAAAATCGAAAGTACAAATGCTGTTTGACGGTATAACAGTAACGGATGCCATAAAACAGGTATGCGCAGAAATCGGCATAAGTACGGCGGCGGATATGCCGCAGATTAATACTGTAGTAAGTTTTATTGCCGACGGTAAGAGCTGCACAGAGGTTTTCCGTATGCTGTTTGAGTATACGAAAGCTGACACGGCGAATAATCCAAACGGTGAAGATTATACCGTTGTCTGTCTTAATGGTGATGTAACGGTTATAAAAAAAGGTGAGTTTATTGAAAATTACATTGCCACGGATTTGACGAGCGTTGACAGCTCCGAGCACTCCGAAAGTATTGAAAGTATGGTAAATCGTATAAAATCGGTTGACGATAACGGCAATATCTGTCAGGTTTTTACAAACAACGATGACGTTACGCATTACGGCATGATACAGGATATTTATAAAATGCAACCGCCGAAAGAGGGCGAAACGGTCGATAATGTGAAAATGGCAAAGGCAAGATTGAAAAGATTGCAGGATGAAAGTTCGATTAAAGCAATCGGCAATATCCAATGTATTACCGGATATACGATTGAAGTACAGGAAGAACAGCTCAAGGGTAAATTTTTCATCAAAAGCGATACTCATAATTTCAATGGCAATGTTCATGTAATGGATTTGACGCTGGAATATCTGCCGGATACGCCGGAAGTGCCGGAAATTGAACAACAGGATATTGCAACGCCGGTATTTAAGAGCAGTAAGCGCAAAAAGAGCACCGGCGGCGGTAGCGGAAGTCTTAAAGTGGACAGAGGACTTGCCACGGGATTTGACGCTTGGGGTGGCACAACGATGAATAACGGCAGAAACGGATGTGCGGAAGCCGTCGGCAAGATGGGCGGTTATTACAGCCCGTTTCTGGCGGAGCAGTGTAATAACGGTGTTGTCGGCGTGCCGTCTATGGTAGCAAATGCAGAGAATGCCGGTCTTTTGGAAGATTTCTCTGCGAGCAGTCTGGAAAAAGGCGATGTTATTGTTTACGGCAACAATGACCATGTGGTAATCTACGACGGCAACGGTGGGTATTATGGTAACAGCAGCAGTAAAAACGTTGTAGTACATGGCAGAGATTATAACAACCTTGATATGACACCGACAAAAATTATAAAAGCAAGCAAAGGATGATTAAATGAAAAAAACGGAAGATCCGTATAAAGCAATGTTAATGCTTTTTCGTAATGTTGGTGGTAAGGCGGGACTACAATCCACTGTACAAATTGGCACTATTGTAAGTCCACCACCAGAAATAAAAGTACAATGGAATGGTATGCTACTTGATAAAAAGTGGTTTTATATAGATGATTATTGGTTACAGGAACATACAAGACAAATAAGAGGTCATATAATATCGGCTACTCAAAATCGTGGTGGTGGTGGCGGTGATGCTGCTTATGAAAGTCATAACCACGATATCGATAACGATTATACAGCTTCTATTATTTATACTGATACATGGCAAATTGGCGATAAAGTTTTAATGATACCGATTATGGGAGATGATAATAAAACAGTGAAACAGTTTTGGATATTAAGTAAAGGCAAAAGATTGGACGGTAATTGATATGGCTAATCCTTTTATGACGGGAAATACTGTAAATACCGAACAGTATAACACGCAAAAAGAATTTAAAGAATACGCATGGGATTTTTCTAGAAATTCTTTTATTTATAATAGTGACGGTTCAATTAAAGTTGTAACAAGAAATGAAGCGATAAAAGTATGGGTATATAAAGTATTGCAAACGGAGCGTTTTAGATATGGTGCATATTATGATGATTATGGTCTAGATTTAGAAAAATTCGTCGGTAAGGTAGCTAATGATGAAATAAATGCTAATGAGTTATATAATGCAGTAAAAGAAACATTGCTTGTAAATCCGTATATTCTGGCAGTTAATAATATAAATATTGAGCAAATTAATAAAAAGATAATTTTAAATCTAGAGCTTATCACTGTATATGGTAAATCCACACAAAAAATCGAGGTGTGATTTATGTATGTTTGAAATGGAAACAAGAAAAAATATACTGGAAAGGTTGAAGCAGTATTACACCGAAACAGCAGGCGATAAAGTAAATCTTGTTGAAGGCGGTTTTGTTTGGGATACGCTGTCTGCCAACTCTAAAGAATTTGAAAAAGCATATGCTGAAATGGCATTGATAATTGAAGCATCATTTCCGCAAACAAGTTGGGGTGATTGGCTCACAAAAAAAGCTGAAGAACATGGTATTATAAGGCAAGAAGCTACAAATTCTAGTGTTATTCTGACTATAACGGGACAGGCAGGAACTACCGTACAGGAAGGCTCATTATTCAGCACCAATGACGGGAAAAATTTTCTGACCGTGGAAAGTAAGAAAATAGAAGATGACGGTACAGTTGACATAAAAGCACAATCTCAAGATGTTGGCACAAATTGTAATGTGGATGCCGAGACGATAACGAAAATCCCTGTTAGTATTTATGGAGTATCTGCTGTTACAAATAAAAGTCCAGCTTATGATGGCTTTGATGAAGAAACAGATGAAGAACTTTTAGAACGTTTGTTATTTAAAGTTAGGCAACCAGCTACAAGCGGAAATAAAAATCATTATGTTATATGGGCAACAAATGTTGAGGGTGTAGGTGGAGTAAAAGTATTGCCACTTTGGAACGGTAACGGCACTGTAAAAGTAATAATCACTGACGCTAAAAATGAAATAGCGAGCGAAGATTTGATTGCAAAAGTACAAAACTATATTGATGAGCAAAGACCGATAGGTGCGACCATAACTGTGGTCAGCCCGAAATCGCTGAATATAGATATAAGTTTAAAAGTAACGAAAGGTAGCGGCAATATAGACGGTATTAAAAATGCTGTAAACGATTTTTTTAAAACAACTGCATTTAATAGTGAATACGTATCTTATGCACAGGTCGGCAAAGTTATATTGGAAAAAACGGCGACAGGCGTACAAGATTATAGCGATTTGACGCTTAATAATAAGGCAGAAAATATTGCACTTACTGATGAACAGCTTCCGACTGTAGGGCAGGTGTATTTAATTGAATGATATATGGCTTAGACAAAATAAGGTAAGTATTTTGAAATATTTACCTTATTTTTTGTCTAAAGATATTCGCTATAAAACAACAAATAATACTTGTGATATAGAGCATGAAAATATACGACTTATAATTAACGATTTACTAAATCAGTTATTTATAGATACAGCAACATGGGGACTTAATTATTTCGAGGAATTTTTAAATATTATTCCCAAAAAAGATGATGATTATAAGGCGCGCCGTACACGCATAAAAATTTTATTAAATGCGCATGATGCATCTACAATTAAATTCATGACCGATTTAGCAAATAAATTTATTTCGGATAAATCAGCGCAGATAATAGAACACAATTCGGAATACTGGTTTGAAGTGTTTTTTAATATAGACGGGCTTATATCTTTAGGGGATTTAAGAGCGGCTATAGAACTATATAAACCGGCACATTTAGGATTTAAAATTGTTTTTTATATATTGAGTAAAATTTTAACAAGCCATAAGGCAAGTATTACCCAATATGTAAACGCCAACCATAATTTTTGGAATTTAGGCACGGCAGAAAAGACTTATTGGGACGGTGTCTGGTGCTGGGACGGCAGTATTGACTGGTCCGGTATAAAACCGGATGCTAAATACAAAGAAAGACAGTCTCATATTGCGCAGATTTTAACTAAAGTTAATTCTGCATATATTTTTAATACAGGGTAAAGCGCAGATATAACGTATAAAATAACATCTAAGCACAGACTTTTAACAAGCCATAAAGCAGGCAGTATTTATTATGTAGATATAGACTTAAAACAAAACATTGAACACAGGGCATTAAATACAGGTAAAATTAATGCTATGCAGAGCCGAACCACAGGGAACGTAAAAAACCTATGGGACGGCTCTTTTTGTTGGGACGGCAGCCACGCATGGGAAGGCAGCTACACCATGCAAAACACGCATATGGAAAACCTATGCACCTGTTACAGCACAGATAAAAACGGAGTTATGAAGAAAGGAACATTTGAAAGACTATGAGCGATACACAAAATATTAATCCGAAGCAGAGTTTGAGTATAAACGGCGAACCGGTACCGCTGGCAGAATTTAATCAGGATACTTTTTTACAATCCAATAAAAAAACTACAACCGATTACAGAGCGGCATTTGCACAGGCAATCGGAACAACTGGACAGATTGCAAAGATTGTAAAAATGGCATTTGGTATTGCCGGCGAAACGGACGAACAGGGCAATCCTGCGCCGCCGTCTGATAACGGCAACCTAAATAACGTTGTTTTAACGAAAGATATTACCTCTGTAACTTATCCTGTTGAAACTTCTGTTTGTTTTGAAGCAGAAATTGAAGCTGGTGAGTATACTGGTGCAATAAATGAAGTAGCTTTGATAGATGAAGAAGAACAAACTGCTGCTAAAATGCGACTCTTAACAAGTAAAGGTGTAGATGCAGAAAGTGGAGCAATATTTAAATGGACTGTAGAGTTTTGAGGTGATTAGATGAATAGTGAAGAATTAAAAAAAGAATTTGGGTTATTAATGCCAAGTGAGATAAATGGGTTTAAAAGACCAGATGAATCAATACCTAGTAGTAATGATTTCTTTTTAGAAATTCCGCAACTTATTTCAAAGGACCCAGTGCTTTATTCTACAATGAATTTGATTTTTAGTGTAATTTTATCTAATGATAAATTATTAAAGCAATGGCTTGATACATTGCAAAACGTAGTAAATGCTCAAGATTGGCGAGAGGTTACAGATAGTTTGAAAGGTTATATGACCCCAGAACTAAAGAAAAAATTAGATGGTATTGCAATGGGAGCAAACAACTATGTACACCCAGCAAATCACTCTGCCACCATGATTACTCAAGACGCGACACACAGATTTGTAACAGATACAGAAAAAACTACATGGAATGGCAAAGCAAGTACGGCAGTTGTATCTACTACTGCAAACGGTTTAGCTCCAAAGAGAGATGGCAATGCAAGCCATTTTTTAGCTGGAGATGGAACGTGGAAAACTGTAAGCTCTGTAGCAAATGCTACAACTGCTAGTAAATTAGGAACTTCTACAGTAGGAAGTGCTAGTAAACCTATATATCTTAATGCTGGAACAGCAACAGCTTGTAATATTGATTTATCTACGTTAGCACCAAAAGCAAGTCCTGCATTAACAGGAAGTCCTACAGCTCCTACACAAGGAACTTCTGATAATAGTACAAAAATAGCTACAACTGAATTTGTTAGAAACCTCATCAATCAGTTTAAGACAGATGGTACATTAGGCGGTATTGTTGGTGGTAGTTTAACACAAAATGGTTGGGTTAAATATAGTAATGGTCTAATTCTACAATGGTGGATTTGATAATCGTCATATTAATAGACGAACAATTACATTGCCAATAAGTTTTAATAATTTTTCAATCATAGTAGCTTCTGGTATTAATACTGATGAAAGTGCTAATTGTGGTTACCATATGAATACTAAAGCTTTAAATAGTTTTTCATATCTATATGGAGTCTCTGTATGTTATATAGCATTGGGTATTTAATATCCTATAGCTATCCAACTAGCATATAATCCAACATCAGACTGATTTATCTTAAAATCTGTATTTGTTAAATTTCTAATAGCAAAGCCTGCTAGATAATTTCCTGATACATCTTTATCATCATTGTAAGGAGTTGCTAATGCTATAAACGGATTAACAAAAGTTATTGGCAAGGTTATTTTAGTAATATTTCTGTAAATAATCTGATTAAATCCCCATTGTTCAACCTCAACAATGGGGAGAATGGAACAACGGAAAAAATTATTTTCCTGTAACATTTACTTCTTTTTACAAAATCGCTGTATGTGGAAGTTATAGTTTCGATAATAATGATAATACTATAAACAATGTCAGCAATTTAAATTATTTTAACGCTCAAAAACGGCACTCATGTATTACTCATTACATTGCTATAGGCAAGTAACAATGGGGAAAAGGACATGATACTCAGTTTGTAATTTTTCCTATAGCTTTTACCAAGCAAGCTTTTTGTTGTATAGTAACTCCTATTGGAGGTGGACAAGGTTCAGATAGAGTATATAGTTTAAGTGTAAAAAGTTTCCAAATTCTTTGTGGTACTAACAATGATGGTTTATGGTTAGCGTTAGGTATTTAATATAAAATATTACTTTATTTACCTATTGCTAAATAATTAACTGGGTGTGTACCATCATTTGAATAAAGTTGAACTTGTTTTGTATTCCAATTGCAAGCACCACAAGCATTACCATTTACTGCACCATATCCATTACATTTTCCATTTGTTACCACCTGATAACAAACAGAAGGGAAAACAATAGGAAAATTATACCATGAAGGATTAGCTCCCTCATATCCATTTCCAGTTCCCCATTGTACATTGAACTTAAATTATTAAAGAAAGGTTGATTTTTTATGTATTTAATGAAATTTGATGAAGAAGGTAAAAAAATATCTGCTGTTCCTTGGGTTTTAGCTGATGATTGGGGAGGTGTAGAAAAATTGAAAAATGAAGGATATATTGAAGTATCTGATGAAGATTGGAATTACTATAC